TCCGGTACTGGACCCGCCACGTCTCCCACACCGCCCGGTGCGGCCGGCCGGCCACGGCCCGGAAGGGGTCGGGGCTTCCATCACACCGCCTCGTCAAGCGCGGCGAACAGCGGCATGGTTTCCTGTGCGTGCTCATGCGCTGCCGCGGCGACGTTCTTGACCGCCTGCCGGAAATAGGTCGCTTTCAGCTCTGCCCCAATCCCGAATCGGCCATTTTTCACGGCGCCGTAGACTTCGCTGCCCACGCCCATGAACGGGGTGAGCACCCGCTCGCCCGGATTGCTCCAGAGCACCATCGCCCGGTCAATCACATCCAGTTGGAGCGGGTGAACGTGCTTCTCATCCTCTTCGTCCTTGGCTTCGCGGAACGGCAGCACGCGATCAAGTCGCACATCGTCCCAGAACGCCGAGGCGTACTGCCGCCAAATCCAGTGCGAATACTGATTTTCGATCTGCTTGCCCGCCCAATTGCGATACTTCAGAAGATCTGCCGGCATCGGCTTGGATCCCGCGTACTCGGTCAGCCCGGTGGGATGCGCGATGGGAATCGGATTCTCGCCCTTGCGCCGGAAGATCAGCAGATAGTCGGCAACGGCGAGACTGCACTTGCTCGAATCCTCGACCAGCGTTTGATGAAAGAGTCCTTTGGCCAGCGTCCGGTTGCGAACGGTGAGCGGTTCTTTCCAGACGTGATAGCGGTGCGTGTAGTGCCAGCCATGCCGTTCGTAGAGCCGAATCAGGTCGCCGGGGAAATCAATCAGGTAATCGTTGCCGGAGTTGCCGGACGGCACGTCCATGCAATGCACCGCGGTCATGCGCCCCGGCATGGTGACGCGAGTGAGCTGATCGACCACGTACCCGTAGTGCTCAAAGAAGGCCTCGTAGGAATCGTTGTTCGACAGATCGCGCTCATCGCTGGAGTAGACGAACAGTCCGCCGTGTGACCGCGCAAACGGCGGCGAATAGACCGAGAAGTGAATCGATCCGTCCGGCAGATCGCTCATCACTTCGATGCAATCGCCGTTGTAGAGGGCATAGTTCTCGGTGATGACTTGATCGTAGACCGCCATTACGCCACCTCAGCTTTCACGGTGTTCGCCAGAAACGAGGGCAATTCCATCGGACGGGCCGGCGCAGCGCGCCGGTTCAGGATGATCGCGGCGTTCATGTGTTCAACCAGGTTGGCGAACATCGTTTCCGCCTGATCCGCCTTGCGCTCAAGCCGTTCCAGCACATCGGCCTCGCCCGGTGTCGTCACCAGATCAACGGTGACGGGCCGTGTCTGCCCGAACCGCCAGCAACGGCGCACCGCCTGGTAATGCTGCTCGAATGAGTAATCCGGAAACATCACCACGCGGTTGCAGTGCTGGAAGTTCAGCCCCCACGCGCCGATCACCGGCTTCGTGATCAGCACTCTCGCCGTGCCGTTCGCGAATGCCCAGAGCTTTGCTTCCTTCTCGTCGTCTGAGTCATTGCCGGAGACCTGCACCGCATCGGGGATCAGCCGTTCCAGGAGATCGCCCTCGGCGTTTTGATAGCACCAGACGATCACCGGCTCAGGCGTGTCGTTCGCCAATGCCGCGGCCAGTTCGCAGCGTTCGGCGAGCGTGCGCTTGCGCTCCTGCTTGACCTCAAAGAACCCAGCCGCCGGTAGATCGAAGAGCACGCCTGGTTGCACCGTGCGCGGCGTTACGGTGTGCTGCCGATAGATCAGCGGTGGGAGATTGAACGCGCCGTCATCGAATCCGAGGTCGGACGGCTTGCGTACCGCCCGTGCCCATGAGGCCAGCCACCGCCAGAACGGTTCCTCGGCATGCCCCTTGAATCGCCACCTCGACGCCTTGCCGTAGACGCGCGCCGTCTCACTGTTGTTCTGGTCGTTCTTGAAGAACCGCTCCAGCATCTCCATGAATCCGAGATGCCCGAGCGCCTCGCTTGACGTGCCGAACTCCGGGTAGTCATTCGGCGCCGGCGTTGCCGTCGCCAGCAGGCGATACGGCCGCTTTCGCATGAACGCCACAACAGCCGCTTTCGTCTGCGTTTTGGCATCCTTGATGCAGCTCGACTCATCGCAGACCACGCCGGCGAAATCGTCGGTATTGAACAGGTGCAACCGTTCGTAATTGGCGATGTTGATGCCAGACTGAATGTCCCCACGCCGGGCATGATGCGCTTCAATACCGAACCGCTCCGCTTCGCGGACCATCTGACCGGCCACCGCCAACGGCGTCAGAATCAGGACCGGCTTCCCGGTGTGCTGGTAGACGTTCTGCGCCCATACCAGTTCCATAACCGTCTTGCCGAGTCCGGTATCGGCAAAGAGCGCCGCCCGGCCCTTGCGAACGCTCCAGTCCACGAGCGATCGCTGAAACGGGAACAGCGCGTCCGGCAGGATCGTTGGCGAGAAGCCAAAGTCTCCGTCAAGCTGCATCTTGGATTCGAGGAACGCGGAATACGCTGAGGGGATGGTGGTATGATCTACCACGCTACCAGCTCCTTTCACGCTGTTGGTAGCCATGCCGGGGGCTGTTGCAAGCAGCGCCCCGGCGCTTTCGTGTTGTTCCCGCCATTTTAGCATGTCCTTGGGCGAAATGGCGCGTTCGTTCGCAGGTTTCGGCCCGATTCCTCATCGAACGATGACGCCGGATTCCAGCAAGTCCTCCTGGCTGATGATCCCGAAGCGGGTGATCGTCGCGCCCTGGGCGCGTACCAGATGCTCGACGAGCGCAACCAGGGCCGGGCGGCGCGGATCGTCGGCGTCGGCGCTGGTCATTGCGAGGAACCGCGCATACGTGGCGCTCTCAATCGCGCGGCCATGCCGGTCAAGACAGGGCAGCGGCGTGATCTTTGCGGCTTCGTACCAGGGGAGCGCGCCCGCCTGCCAGTGCATCGCCGCGTCCAGGACTTCCTCCACCGCCCACGCTTCCGCGGCGTCAAGCGGCCGGCGGCCGCCATCCGGCAACAGGTGACTGATCGCCTCGATCACGACATCCCTCCCGTCAGCGCCGCCCCGGCTCCGGCCGGCAGCGCGGCATCACCGGTCTGGATCGCCTTCGTGCGGCGCTTCGCCCCGGCCTCATAGACGTTCCGGAATTGCGCCCGGATGGTCGGAAGCTGCTCCGCATCAGCGGCGCAGACCTGCTCATACCCCACATGGTTGACCGCGGCGGCGACCAACTCGTCGGACCAACCCGGCCAGTCCCGATGAGCCGCATGCCGGAACAGGTAGCTGCCATGGCGCCGGATGGTGGTCATCAGCTCGCCCCACGCGGTTTCCCATGGGTCGATGCCCGTGGCGGCCTCAGCCAGGACGCCCCGGATCTCGGCGGGCGTCGGCATGAAGGTGGAGGTCCGGATCAGGATCGCCACGGCGCGCTCGGCCGCCGGATAGGGCACATCTGACAACGCCAGGTGGTAGGCATAGGCGGTTTCGGTTCGGGTTGGCGCTGATGGATAGGCGGCGCTCAGAATGGCCACCAGCTTCGCGGCTTCGTTGCGGTTCATGCGGTGCCTCGTTCTGCGGTCTGGGCCGCGTCTTCCCGTTCCCACTCCTCAGCCTGCCGGAGAAAGAACGCCGGCGTTGGATTGCCCCGGTGATCGAACACCGGCTGGCCGTTGAACAGTTCCGCCGGCGCACGGCCCCGGAACGGTGTCTGCTCGGCTCGATACCCCACGGCCCGAGTAATCCAGTTCTTCCAGGCCGCCTGCCAATCGACGTAGGTCTGCCCCTTCGACCGGCACCAGTTCAGAAACCGCTCCGTCTCCTCGATCGTCTGCGGAGTCGTCAGCCCTTTGACCGTCGCGTACTCGTAGTGCTCATCGGTCAGCTCGAAGGCGGCCGGGGCTTTTGTGGCCCGCTCCCCTCTCGTCCGCTTCCCCGGCAACGGTGCATCCGGGGCCGGCTTGGGGGCAGGTGGCGGCGCCTGCGCCGCGCTCCCACAATCAGGAATCCGGAATCCGGAATCCGGATGAGGGTTAAGGGAATCAGCCGGGCTCTTCTCGTGCTCGTCCGGTGTAAGCCCAGTGCTCGTCTGGTGCTGGTCTAGTGCTTGGCAGTCTGATCCATCAGTCGAAGGCGGGGACGGGATGGTGCTCGGTGCCTCCTTGACGTGGGGATTCTGGTGCTTGAGGAAGTTCACGATCTGGAGATACCGGACGCCATCAACCTCATATCGCAGGACGAATCCACGCGCCGCCAGGGCGGTCAGGAGCGCATCGACATCGGCATCGAAGTACGGCAACGCCTCAATCTTCAACTTCTTCGGTCGGTCTTCCATCCGGCCTTCACGGTCTGCCAGGCACCAAAGCGCCTCGAAGAGCAGCATCCCGAGTGGCCCGGTTTCGGCCAGTTCGTCATTCGTAAAGAACCCTGGCTTCAGATTGCGTGCGCGTGCCATGCGTGCTCCGTCACAGACACCCGCCGGGATGATTCCCGGCGGGTGTCCTCATTCGTGCTAGGCGAACATCGGATTCGGTTGCCGGGGGTGACTCGCCTCGAAGCCGGCCAGCAGATCCGCATGCTCGTCCGGCAGGTCCACGATCTCCGCATCGACGGCCCGCGCCTGGCGCAGCCGTTCGGCGAGCTCCGCATCCGACGCTTTGTCGATCAGGCGGTAGAGCGCCCGCCCCTGTTCGACGGTCAGCTCTTCGAGCCGTTCCACGCCGTTCTGATCGACCGCCAGATAGAGCAGGTCTTCGGCGGTCAGGCCGCGCTCGTTCCGGCGCTGCGCCAGTTTGGTCAAGGCATCGAGGCTGATGGCGTCGCCGGCGTCAACGACCCGCGCCGTCGCATCGATCACCGTCTCCCCGTCAAAGACGACCGTCTCGCCCTCCACCCGCACCGACGCGCCCAGTTCATCCGGGCTGTACATGCCGCCGATGGAATCCGGGAAGGCCATGCGCGCCACCGCCGAAAGGCACCGCGCCCGCAGCATTGCCGCCGGCTATTGCTTCCAGGTCATCGAATCGAGCCCGGCCTGCTTGGCCTGCGCCCGCGTGAACTCGTAGCGGCTCGGCTCTTTCCACGTCCGGCGCCGGTACTCGATCACGCAGCGATCGTCGGACGCTTCCA